GGCATTGGCCGATTTCGATCCTGTGGAGCATCACGGCAAGGTCATCTGGCTCGGCTGCGACCTATCGCAGAACAAGGACATCACCGCGCTCGGCGCGGTAGTGCGAACCGGCGAGATCGAGGTCGTCGCCGAACGCGACGGCGAAATCCAGAAGGTCATGAAACCGACCTTCGATGCGTGGATCGAGGCATGGACACCGGGCGACACGCTGAGCGCTCATGCGCTGGCGTGGAAAATGGATGCGCTGCCGGTATGGGTGGCCAAAGGCTTCCTTCACGCGCCGAAGGGCCAGAGCATCCGGTTCGATCACGTCGCCCAGGCCGTGGCTGAGTACGTGCACGATTTCGAGGTGAAATGCCTCGCCTATGATCGGTACGCCTTCCGGCGCGGGTTTGAGCCGGAGTGCCAGAAGCTCGGGCTCGAGGTTGAGTTCGTCGAGCACCCTCAGGGCGGCACCAAGAAGGGGAAGCCGACCGAGGCCATGATCGAGGCGGCGAAGGATGCCGGGCGCGAGGCCGAGGGGCTGTGGATGCCCGCTTCAGTGCGCGAGCTCGAGGATGCGATCCTTGAAGGTCGCATCCGCATCAGGCGCAATCCGGTGCTGATCTCGGCGATGATGTCGGCGGTCACAGATGAGGATCGTTGGGGCAATCGCTGGCTCGCGAAAGAGCGCGCCGTGAACAAGATCGATTGCGCGGTGGCGCTGGCAATGGCGGTGGGCGCCGCGTGCTCATACGAGGGCGCTCCCGAGGCAAAATCATTCTGGGAAGCAGCTTAGCAAAGGGTTTGATTGATGAGCCTTTGGCAGCGGCTTTTCGGCCGGAAGGACGGCGTGACGAGTTCGCTCGACCTGTTCAAGCTCGTCTATGGCGGTACGCCGTCGAAGTCGGGCGTGAGCGTCACGCCTCAGACGGCGCTCGAGGTGACGACAGTCCTGGCGTGCTGCCGTGTGATCTCGGAGGGCATCTCGCAGGTGCCGTTCAAGGTGTTTCAGGACAATGGGCGGACCAAACTGCCGGCCATCGACCATCCGCTCTACCGGCTGCTCTACCGCCGGCCGAACGACTGGCAGACCAGTTTCGAGTTTCGCGAGACCATCGCGTTTCACATGCTGCTTTGCGGCAACGCTTATGTCTTCGTGAACCGCGTTGGCGCATCGCGCAAGATCGCGGAGCTTCTGCCGATCGATCCGGGCCGGGTGACGGTCAAGCAGAACCCCGACATGACGCTGCAGTATTCGGTGCGGGCTGACGGCGGGCAGTCGCAGGTGTTCGGCGCCGATGCGATCTGGCACCTGCGCGGCCCCTCGTGGAATACGTGGATGGGCATGGACCCGGTGAAGCTGGCGCGCGATGCGATCGGCCTGACGATTTCGCTCGAGGATGGACAGTCGGAGTTCCAGAAGAACGGCGCCCGCACGTCCGGGGTTCTATCGACCGCTGACAAGCTCTCGCCGGAACGGTTCAACTTCCTGGCTGCGTGGCTCGACAAGCACCTGCCTGGCGGCGAGCGGTTCGGTAAGCCGATCATCGCCGACAACGGGGCGACATACACGTCGACGACGCCCTCGGCTGTCGATCAACAGCTTGTCGAGAGCCGCAAGTTTCAGATCGATGAAATCTGCCGCGTCTTCCGCGTCATGCCGATGATGGTTGGCGCAGTGGCAACGCCAACCTACGCCAGTGCCGAGCAGCTCTTCCTGGCGCACGTCGTCCACACGCTGATGCCTTGGTACGAGCGCATCGAGCACAGCGCCGACGTGAATCTGCTCAGCGATGCCGATGTCGATGCCGGCTACTACACCAAGTTCAATGCCAACGCGCTGATGCGCGGCGCGGCGACCGACCGTGCCAACTACTATTCGAAGGCCTTGGGCGCCGGCGGCTCGCCGGCATGGATGACGCAGGACGAAGTGCGCGAGCTCGAGGAAATGAACCCGATGGGCGGCCCGGCTGGGAAATTGCCGACGCCCACGAACCCGGCGCCCCCGCCGGCCAACGCAGGAGCATGACCGTGGATCACTTCCGGTTTGACGCCGAGGTCAAGTTTGCGGCCGACGGCACAGGCACTTTTTCAGGCTACGGCGCCATCTTCGGCAACGTCGACTCCTATGGCGACGTGATCCAGAAGGGCGCCTTCAAGGACACACTCCGCGCCTGGGAAGACAAGGGCAAGTATCCGCCGATGCTGCTGCAGCATGGCGGTATGTTCGGCACCGCCGACGACATGCTCCCGGTCGGCAAGTGGACCTCGATGGAAGAAAACGCCAAGGGGCTCAAGGTCGAAGGCGATCTGTTCGCGATGAATACCGATCGGGGCCAGTACATCTATGACGGTCTCAAGTCCGGTGTGCTCGACGGCCTGTCGATCGGCTACAAAGCCAAGGATTTCACGCTCGGCACGAAGCCAGGTGAGCCCCGGCGCACGCTCAAGAGCATCGATCTGATGGAACTGTCGATCGTGACGTTCCCGGCCAACGACAAGGCCCGCGTCGGCGGCGTGAAGTCGCTGACCGACATGACCATTGAAGATTTTCGCGAGATTGAGGCCACCCTTCGGACGAAGGGGCTCTCGCGAGCGGACGCCGCGAAGGCGATCTCGGGCTTCAAGGACTGGCTCCAGCGCGACGCTGGGGCTCCGGGAACAGACCCTCGGGATGAGGGTGCTGCGGACGTGCTGGCGGTTCTCCGCCGGAACATCGCTACACTCCAACCCACGGGATAACCCCAATGGACATGACCGAACTGAAGACCCTGCTCGAGCAGCAGGGCCAGACCTTTGAGGCTTTCAAGAAGTCTCACGAGGAGCAGATCACCGAGCTCAAGAAGCAGGGCTCGAACGATCCCGTGCTCGTCGAACGGCTGGGCAAGATCGAAAAGTCGCTCGACGCCGCCGTCGAAGCCAAGGCCGCGTTCGATGCGGCGATGAAGGCTGAAGTCAAGGAGCGTGAAGAGCTCGAAAAGCGCCTCAACCGCCTCGGCAATTTCAAGGGCTCGGAAGAGGCCGCGAAGAAGGCCTGCGACGTGCGCGACTTCAACCACATCCTGCTTGCCCACAATTCGAGCAAGAGCGGGTCGAAGTTCGAGCCCTTCGATGAGGCTCAGTACGACGCCTATAAGGCGGCGCACATGAACTATCTGCGCAAGGGCGACCGCCTGCTCAGCGCCGAGGAAATGAAACTGCTGTCGGTCGGGTCCGACCCGGACGGCGGCTACTTCGTGACCCCGGACCTCGGCGGCCGCATCGTCAAGAAAGTGTTCGAGACCTCCCCGGTCCGCCAGTATGCGAGTATCCAGCAGATCGGGACGGACGCGCTGGAAGGCATCGAGGACACCGGCGATGCCGGGACCGGTTACGCCGGCGAGCACGCGACCTCTGGCGATACGACCACGCCGCAGATCGGCAAGTGGCGCATCCCCGTGTTCTGGATCGACACCGAGCCCAAGACCACGCAGCAGCTCCTCGATGACGCCAATGTCGACGTGGAAGCCTGGCTCGCTGCCAAGGTCGCGAGCAAGATGGCCCGCTTCGAGAACACCGAATTTGTCACTGGCTCTGCCGGCAAAATCCTCGGCTTCGTCAATGGCTATACGCAGGCCGCCGACAGCGGCTCGGGTGTGACTTGGGGACAGATCGGCTATCTCGCCACTGGCGTCGACGCCGATTGGGCCGCCTCGAACAAGGGCGACAAGCTGATCGACCTGATCGGCCTGTTGAAGAACCAGTATCTCACTGGTGCCGCGTGGTTCCTCAAGCGCGCCCTGATCGCGGAAATCCGCAAGTTCAAGGACGGCCAGGGCAACTATCTGTGGACGCCGGGCTTCAACGGCGGCACCGCGGAGTCGATCCTCGGCTTCCCGGTGGCGCGTATGGAAGACATGCCGACCAAGGCGTCCGGGTCGTTCTCGGTGGCCTTCGGCAACCTGCAGGAGGCCTACCAGATCGTCGATCGCATGGGCATTCGTGTCCTGCGCGACAACCTGACGGCCAAGCCCTACGTCAAGTTCTACACCACCAAGCGTGTCGGCGGCGGCGTCCTCAACTACGAGGCGATCAAGCTGCTGAAGTTCGGTACCTCGTAAGCGCATCGGCGGCGGCTTTCTGCCGCCGCTCCACCATCCTTCCCCAACCATCGAAACAAAGGACACCCACGATGCGCGACATCATGGATCGGGTGCATGTGCAGGCGGCGTTCGCGCCGGGCGCTGCCGTCACCGACAACACCGCGAAGGTCTCTTCGACCTGCGACACCAAGGGTTACGACTCCGCCATGCTGGCGATGATCACCGGCGCCAACGCGGACACCGACGTGACCTATACCGTCCTCGTTGAGGACAGCGCCGACAACTCGACCTTTGCCACGGCCACGGGCGTGCAGCTCAACGGTACGGAAGCCCTGGCTCAGTTCCAGTTCGATGACGACGGCGAGCCGCGCAAGATCGGCTATGTCGGCACCAAGCGCTACTGGCGCGTGACCGTCACGCCGGCCAACAACACCGGCAACTTCTATCTCGGCGGCGTCTTCGTGCTCGGCAATCCGCGGCGCCAGCCGACGGCGAACCCGCCGGTCTGATCTCTCCCTCCCTGACGAACCTATAGCGGGACGTTCGCGCCCCGCTGTTCCTCTCACTGAGGGCGCGCGATGCTCCGACCGACGCTGATCACGGCACCGACCGACACGCCGGTCTCGCTCGCCGAGGCCAAGGCGCGTCTGCGCGTTGAGTCCGCAAACACCGATGAGGACGATCTGATCACCGCACTGGTGGATTCGGCGACGGCTTATCTCGACGGCTATACCGGCATTCTCGGCCGCTGCCTGATGCCGCAGACCTGGCGCACATTCTACGAGAGCTTCCTCGAGTGCGATGATGACCCGCCAGTGTCACTTCCGACGAAGGTTGGCCCCACGCTCCGGCTGCCATTCCCCGGAGTCACCGCCGCAGTGGTGAAATACTACGACGCGGCCAACGCTCAGCAGACGGTCGACAGCTCGCAGTATCAAATTCTGGTCGATGACCTCGGCTCGTTCGTGGCGTTCCCTTACACCTACGTGCCCCCGAACACGTATTTCCGCGCCGACGCCGTGTCGGTCGACCTCACCGCCGGCTATGCCGATGCCGCCAGCGTCCCGGCGCCGCTCAAGCAGGCGATCTTGCTGCTCGTTGGCGACTGGTATCAGAGCCGCGAAACAGCGCAGGCGGGCCGCATCGCCGCGCTGCCCTATGCCGTTGACGCCCTTGTCGAGCCCTTCCGCTGTGTGGGGGCGTAATGGCCCTCGCAGCCGGAGACCTCGACCGCCGTATCGTCCTGCAGCGTGCCACCACGTCGCAGGATGAAACCGGTCAGGAAATCGAGACCTGGGCGACGCTCGCCACTGTATGGGCGTCGTGGCGCCGGGCATCGGCGCGAGAAACGCTCGCCGCCGCTGAAGTCGCGGCTGCCGTGACCGACATTTTCGTCATCCGCTGGTGGAGCGGCGTATCCGACCTCAATCCGAAGGATCGGGTCCAATACGCGGGGCGAACCTATGACATTGCCGATGTTGCCGAGATCGGCCGGCACGAGGGATTGCAGATCAGTGCCGTTGCGAGGTCCGACGTATGAGCGGCCCGGTAACCTTCAAAATCCAGGGTTTGTCCGAGATGGATGAAGCCTTGGGGGAGTTCAGCAAGGCCACGGCCAAGAACATC